TCTGATCTGGAGCAAGTGCCACAAGGACAGCATAAGTCATGTGCCGACCGACAAAGAGAGTACGGCATTTAACGAAGGGTCGCGGAGTGTCGGGTCCGCGTTGGAGGTCACGCTTCGGCAACAAGTGCCGAGGCTTTACATGAAAATGCTAGAGGAGAACCATTTCGATGGCTGATGAAATTGAAACAACCGAAGAGGTAACCGAGGAAGTGACCGAGGGGGTCACCGAGGAAACCGCAACGGAAGAGACGACGTCCGGGGTTAAGACCGAGGACGCAACGGTCGCTGAAGAAGGCGACAAGGAAACCAAAACCCTGCTGTCGGACGACGAGGGCGATGGAGCCGGAAACGCACCCGAAGAGTACGAGTTCGTTTCTCCCGAGGACATCGGTGAGATTAAGATGACCGATGCCGTCAAAGCACAGTTTGATGACTTCAACAAACGAGCGAAGGATGCCGATCTGTCACAGGATCAGTACCAGAAGATCGTCGAAGGAGAAATCAGGCGGGGCCGAGCCGCTATGAAAGAGATGGCGGATGGCTATCAGCAGCGTGTAATGGATTGGGCTGACGCGACGAAAGCCGACAAGGAGCTGGGTGGGGATGATCTCGCCGAGAACCTGTCAGTCGCCAAGCTGGGTATGGATACTTTTGGGACACCGGCATTGAAGCAGCTCTTCGATCCGCCGTCCCAGAATAACCCCGACGGCCTCGGCCTTGGGAACCACCCCGAAATTATTCGCTTGCTCCATCGCGCTGGGTTACAGGTGGAGGAAGAAGGAGACCTCGTCGGCGGAGACGGCGGCAAGGTCGAGAGCGACGCTTCACTTCGACGCATGTACCCCAGCATGTTCAAAGACGAAGCAGCCTAAAGGAGTTTTGAAATGGCTACTCTCTCTGTTGTTAACCCGACCTTGGCGGACCTCGCTAAGGTCACCGACCCCGACGGTAGCATTGCCGATGTGGTCGAAATTCTAAACGCGACGAATGAAATCCTCACGGATATGTCGTGGATGGAAGGTAACCTGACGACTGGTCACCGTTCATCGATCCGATCCGGTTTGCCCACCCCGACGTGGCGTAAACTCTATGGTGGTGTACAACCCACCAAATCTCGCGCGGTACAGGTAACTGATAATTGCGGGATGATGGAAGACTACGCCGAAGTCGACGCCGCCCTTGTGGGTATGGCTGGTGACCCGGCTGCCTTCCGGCTTCAAGAGGACCGTCCTCACATCGAGGGCATGAACCAAGAGTTCGCTTCCACTCTCTTCTACGGAGATGAAAGCACGGCACCGGAAGAGTTCACTGGACTTTCTCCGCGCTACAGCTCAAGCACTGCGGCCAATGGTGATAACATCATCCTCGGCGGCGGGTCGGGTTCGGACAACGCCTCGATCTGGTTGATCTGCTGGTCTCCGCAAACGATCCACGGGATTATTCCCAAGGGTTCCAAAGCGGGTATCCAACAGCGCGACTTGGGTGAAGTCACCATCGAAGACGCTGACGGCTCGAATGGCCGGATGCAGGCGTTCCGTACTCACTACCGCTGGGATGTGGGCCTCACCGTCCGCGACTGGCGTTTTGCAGTGCGTATCGCCAACATCGACCGTTCGGCCTTGTTGATCACCGCCGCGACTGGTGCTGATCTCAACGACCTGATGCACCAAGCGTGGACCGAGCTGCCGAGCACTTCGGCTGGTCGCTGTTCTTGGTACATGGACAAATCGATCCTGTCCATGCTCCGGCGTCAGACGGCCAACGCGGTGTCAAGCTCGACGCTGTCGGTCGACATGGTCGGCGGAACGATGCAGACAAGCTGGGGCGGTATTCCGATCCGTCGCTGCGACGCCCTGCGTCCTGATGAAGCCACGGTCAGCTAAGGCCGTATCCCTTAACCCCATTTAAAAGGAGTTCTTGAAATGGGTATTCTCGACGAACGCGGAGAGTTCTGCGACAACGTGGACGTGTCGGCTACTGCCGGTACGGCTCTTGTCGGGGACGTCATCGATCTGGGTGCGGCTGGCGAAGACATTGGTAACGGGCAACCGCTATACCTCGTCATTCGCACGGGCAGCACCGAGATCATCACTGGTGGTTCGGCTGGGACTTTGCAGTTCAAGCTGGCCTCGGATAGCGTTGAAGCTATCAGTACCACGACCTCCACGATCCATGTGATCACGGCGGCTCATGTCACTGATGGCACCGATGCCAACGCGGCGGAGATGAAGGCGGGTGCGATTATCTATCAAGCACCGTTGCCTGTCGGCACCTCCGGCAACTACGAGCGGTATCTTGGTATCCTCGCCGTCACGGCGACGACCACGACCACGGCGGGCACGATCAACGCCTTCCTGACGCTCGATCCGCACATGGCTGCAGGCAAGACGTATCCTGACGCCGTCAACTAAGTAAGGCTTGCGGGGCCGCTCGGCACTTCGGTGCCGGGCGGTCGCCTTCCACTTACTAAAGGAGAAGTCCAATGGCTTCATTTACGGGCGTAGGCGACACACTCGAATTACAAACGCAGGACCGAGGCGATACCGTCGCCATTGCTTTGTCCGGCACTTACGCCATGACCATCACGTTACAGATGGAGCAGGGGTCTCCCGGCTCCGGTTCATGGCTGACGCTGCAGACGGTCTCGGGGGCAGCTAACGCCACCGTCGCCATCGACTACACGACCAAGTCATTCGGCGAGAAGCTCCGGCTTCTAGTCACCGTCGACACCTCCGGCACCTGCACGGCCACCTTGACCAACACGTCTAACCAGACGGTCAAGTCGTTCAAGGACCGGGTCGGCAACGCGCTTATGACAATCTCGCAAAAGTTTGTCACCTTCCACGGTGGTGTCGTTCGCACCAGCGGCTCGGTTGTTAACACGACCGTCGCCCTGACCCTCACCGAGAAGGCGCACGCCGGTCGTATCGTCACAGCCAATCACACGACAGGCTTCGCTATCACTCTGCCGGAAGCGACCGGCACGGGTAATGAGTACCGTATCTTTTACGGGACGACCGTGGCATCGGGCAGTGCGACCATCGTCGCGCCGTCTGCATCCACGTCGTTTGTTGGTGGTTGCTCGATCTCTACAGACATCGCAGGCGTCACGATCATCTGCAATGTCGCCGACGACACCGTCACAATGTCCGGTTCGACGACCGGCGGTATCAAAGGCACCAACTTCAAGTTCACCGACGTTGCCTCCGGCCTCTTTATGGTCGAGGGTTTCTTGTGTGCTTCAGGCTCCGAAGCTGATCCGTTCAGTGCCGGGGTCTAACTTAACCGGGGGAGGTGACCTCACCTCCCCCACCCTTTTTCTTGGAGGAGAAAGCTAATGCCTACCATGGATGTACAATTCAAAAACCCCTTCTATCACGGTAAACTTGGGCTGCTCAGCGGTGCGGGAGACGACGACACCATCTATGTGCTGTCCGACACCGAGGTGCTGCCGCGCACGGCGGTTGTCGTTGCCGGTGAGAGCGTCGACCGTAAGAAGAACGAGAAGCGCGGAGCTGCCGCCAGTCAAGCGAAGGCGGACGCGGAGGCCGAGACCGACGACGAGGAAGAAGAGTTTGAGCCTGCGAAGCCTCGTCGAGTGAAACCCCAAGAGGGGAAGAGCAAAGGCGACAACATCCCGAAGAAGCGTAAGTAGGAGTGACCAATGGCGTCTGAAACACAAATTGGTAAGCTGGCTCTTCAGCACATCGGTGATCGATACGACATCACCGACCTGTCTGAGGAGAGCGTCGAGGCCGAGCAGATCAACTTACTGTTCGACGACACGCGGGACTGGCTGCTCCGGCAGCACCCTTGGGGCTTCGCTAATAAGTTCGCAACGCCTTCCAGCCTCACAGGAACGGTGCCCAACAACTACGACTACATGTACACCTACATGACCGACGCCGTTCGCGTGCTCGGTGTCGTCGACCCGTTGGACGCCGGTACGAAGATTGACTTCGAGGTTGCGAGGAACTCTTCAGACGTCAAGGTCATCCTTACAGATCAGCAGAGTGCCGAGTTTCGTTACACACAGCGCATCACAGACACGGCGCAGTTTGACCCCGAGTTCACTATCGCGTTTTCCTACGCACTGGCTGCGAAGATTGCTATGCCCTTGACCGGCGACCGTGCCATCATGGGTGACATGAGCAGCCTCGCACGCAACATGATCAACAGTGCATGGGAGACCGATAGTAACGAGGGCATCGGCGACGACCCGCCGGACGCGGACTGGATACAAGCGAGGGCTTAAATGACTAAGGTGATCCAGTCGAGCATGGCTGGCGGGGAAGTCTCCCCCGCCATCGGTGCCCGTGTCGATATTGGTAAATACAAGTCCAGCCTTGAGACATGCGAAAACGCATTTGTCCAAGTGCATGGTGGTATATCAAACAGGCCAGGGTTGCAGTTTGTCGCCGAGTGTAAGAGCGGCACGCTGGCGACGCGCCTCGTCCCGTTCGAGTTCAATACCGAGCAGACCTACGTTCTTGAGTTCGGCAACAACTACATCCGCATCATCAAGGACGCCGGTCAGGTGCTCACCGGCACAGCGAAGACGATCACAGGCGTTACTGCCGCCGACCCCGGCGTCGTCACATCGACAGCGCACGGGTTCAGCGATGGAGACGATGTGTATGTGACCGGCATCGTCGGCATGACCCAGCTCAATGGCCGGACCATGCGCGTCGCCAACAGGGCGGCAAATACGTTCGAGCTGAACGACTACGACGGCAACAACATCGACACCTCGGCTTACACCGCCTACAGCAGCGCGGGCACAGCAGAGGCCGTATACCAAGTGACGACGACCTACACGACGGCGCAGCTCTTCGAGCTGAAGTTCGTACAGTCCGCCGACGTTATGACCATCGTCCATAAGGATCACGACCCTGCAGAGCTGACGCGGACCGGCCACGCGACGTGGACCCTGACCGACATCGTGTTCGCACCACAGCAGACATTCCCTACCGGCGTAGCCGTTGGCGCAAACACCACAGGTTCGGAGACTGAGCGTTATGTCGTGACGGCTGTCAATGAGGACACCGCCGAGGAGAGCCTCGTCGGCATCGCTGGGGGCACGGCGATCACCGCGATCACTGCCGCCAATCCTCCGGTCGTCACATCGACATCGCACGGCCTCACAAATTTGGACGAGATCGAGATACAGGGTGTCGTCGGGATGACCGAGGTCAACAACCTGCGCTTCAAGGTCGCGGCCAAGACGGCGAACACCTTCGAGCTACAGAACCTGAGCAGACAGGACATCGACGGTAGCGGCTACACCGCCTACACCTCCGGCGGCACGGTGTACCCCTGCTACGACAAGATCACAAATGGTGCGACGACCAAGGACAACACCATCACATGGACCGCCGTGACCGGCGCGATCAACTATAACGTCTACCATGAGAAGGACGGCATATTTGGATTCGTAGGGCGCAGTGAGATTGACAGCTTCACCGACAACAACATCGATGCCGACCTCGAAGATACCCCGCCGAAATTTCGGAACCCGTTCGTAAGTACGGACGACAAGCCGTCCACCGTCGGCTACTTCCAGCAGCGCAGGCTCTTCGCCAGCAGCACCAACAACAAGCAGCGGATGTGGGTGACGCAGACGGCGAACCATTACAACCTCGGCGTCTCCAGCCCGACCAAGGACGACGACGCGATCACGGTGACGATTGCCAGCTTACAGGTCAACGAGATCAGAAA